AGTAAGATTACTGTTCATTTACTTACTTTGTGCAGGCAGTATGTATTGATATGATGCAATACCTGAATCAAGTGTAATTTGTAAAGCACCATCATCTGAAAATGCCATAGTACACTCATTTGATTCGATTAATTTTAATATTTGTGTAACCTGTGCCACCGGCCACGCCCAACTTTTTGTAAGTTTGCCTTCTATACCTTGTGCAAATATAAACTCACCTGCGTGTGAACTTGCATCGCCAAACTTAAATTTTAATTTGTCACCATCAGTAGATACAACAAATGTACCTTCTTCGGAGTTTGCTTGTGCCTGGAAGTTCAGTCTTTGTACATCTGGCATAGTTGGCTTGATGTTGACGTGCCAATTTACACCTCTAAATTTAACAGATTTAAGTTTTTCATTCACAATCTCTGCATTCATAAATCTATAATCATTTTGGAAATCTTGGTTATCATTCACAAAATGTAAACCTGTAGGCACGTTTGCACCATTTCTTTCTTGAGTGTTTACTGTAATTTTTGCATTATCTTTGTACACAGGAAGTTTTAATAAAATATCCAATTTACCTAAGTTTGGCATTCCAAAAGTTCCTTGCATCTCATTTACAGAATTTTTAAATTCTGCTTTGACTACAACGGACCTATCTTCTGCCATTGCATCCATTTCTGTTTTTTTGTCGTCACCTACAATCTTCACAAGGTCAATGAAACCTAGAGAATGTGTATGCTTAACAATGTCTTGTAAAATATCTTTCATTGTGTGTTCTCCTATGCTGTATTATAAAACTATTTAGGTTTAAAGTCAACATCAACCAAACAATTTGTCAAAGGTATTATCGGCTTCGGAATTACCAAGGTCCCAATTCATAACACCAATTAAATTTTCAAGTTTATTGTTGATTAATGTTGATTCCATTTCATCATCTGCGAATGGAAGTTCTTTAAACCAATCTGGAATACGCAGTTCATCCGTTGGATATGCAATGGATGTATATCCCATTGGATTGGTTTTTAATTTACAAACTATACATTTCTGTCCATCAACTATGTCCATTGAGTATCTGTCATTGTAAACTTTTTTCAAAGTGTTGTAATTAATGGCGGCCCTTACGTGTCCAGGCATATTAATTTTACCTTTACGTTTTTCACGTGAATGATATTCTGTCAGTTTGTTTACACGCCTTGGTGATCCTTTTTCCCATCCTGGTTTCTTCTTGAATTCTAATCTAAAATCAGCAATAAAGTCCATGACTTCTTTTTCAGTACCACCAGTCAGCACTTTATCTAACACGTCTGACAAAAAGTCTTGTATGTATGCTGGAGTGTCAGACCTTTTAAGATCAAGACCCATTGCTTTTATTTTGTCTACAGTTTCACCTTCTAGATCATATATCTTTATTGCATATCTTTTCTTTGTGATGAATAATCCTTTTGAACCAACTGCTTCTCTACCAGCGGCAATAAGTTTACCATAGGAAGATGGACAATTGAATCCTTCCAGCATATATTTTGGAAATGATTTGTTAACTTCTTCTGCTACACTGTCATATAGTTGTGTTACTGAGTCTTTAGTCCAAGGAACATTACCTGCGTCAATTTCAGTCTTTAATGGTTTGTATGCTGAAAAATACACAGAATCAGTATCACCATATATTATTGAATCACCACGATAATCATATTCCCCACAAATTATTTCATTTGTTTTTGATGCCATATGTTTTGTAATACATCTTCCTGTGAGTGTTGTAGATTGTCCTATCCTTGTATCAAAGAATCTGCATCCTGGATTTAAAATTGCACCATATAGTGAATTCAAGTTAATTTTTTTGACAAGTTGTCGTTTATCCCAAAATGCTTGTTCAACTTTATTTCCTGCATCAATGGCTTTCTTTCTTTTTGCTTGTAGTTCTTTACGTTCTGCATACCAACGTTCAAGTAATCCTGGAATCACTCCTGCAAATTCGTGTGTGAAAATTGTGCCATTGGCTGATAACATCCATGGTTGGTCACTGTCAAATATCAATTTGTAAGTTTCAGCGGCACTTAATATATTTGACTCTCCTGTTTCCCAATCAATTGTTATGCTTTGTGCTCTATCCTTTCGCATAACTGCTTGATACTCCAATGACCCAAATTCACCTTCCCAAGCACCTGCAAAAGATTTCTTTTCCACATTCATTCTATAATCAACTTGTTCTTCAGTCATTGTTTGTCTCAATTGTCCAACAATAGTTTCAGGAGCCATATTCAACGCACGAATCACTGATGGATACAGTGAATTGATATCAATTGAACCGATCCAATCGTGTAATCCTTTTTTAGGATAAGCCACATATGCACCTGCCGCCGGGTCTGAACCTGGCTCACGTCTAACTCTATCAGGCACAACCATTCCACGCCTGTGTGCTTCATTGATAATGCCTTGCTCTGTAACTGCAACTGCACCCATTGTTGTCTGTATCAACACAGTGTTTTGATGTGCAAGTTCATTCGACAGTGCAATAAATTTTAATTTTTCATCTAATCTTCCTAGCAGTGCAACGTCTTGTCTGTTGTATTCTATAAACTTAACAAAATCTTTATTGTACAGTTGGTCAAGTGTTCCTTCATATGGAGTTTTTTGTTCACCTAGTTCGTGCCTTGAAATAAAATCTAGTGCGTATGAATGTCTTTCTTCATATGTGTACTTTCTATAAAGTTGCATATAGTCCAAATGCACACGACCAATTATATCATAAGTTACTTCTTCATTGCCGAATCTTTCAAAAGTTCTTTTCCTTGGAAAAGCATTCCATAAACAAAGTCTTCTTGTGTCATCTTTTGACATTACTTTGGATATTCTATTGACTGTGTATGGAATATCAAATCCTTCCGAGTTCCAACCGCTGAGTACATCTGCATCTTCTATCAATCCAATAAATTTGTCTAACATATCTGCTTCACTACTGCAAAGCATTGTGTTTTCAAATTCCTTTTCTATGATTTCTGGATTTGGAAAATCCTTTGGCGGAATTGCTAAAGATACTAATTGATCCAACCACTGTAGATAGACTGTGATCGAAATGATTGGCGCCCAAGCATCTGCCGGCTTGGCATAACCTTTAGACGGATCAAAATCAACCTCAATGTCAAAAAATGCAACTTGAAGTTCTGGAGCATCTTTGTTGATATAATTTTCTTCAAGGCATCTAAAGATCGGATTAACATCAGACTCATATAACTTCTTGCCGGCCTGCATTGCCAACTCTCTTTTAAAAAGTTTTCCAGATTTAGTTGCTATCCTTGAAACAGAGTTGCCATAGACTGATTTAAATTTGCCTTTCGGATCATCATAGTACGCAACGTATCTCGCTGGATACTCGACATATTTCCTTTGGCCATTACTTCTTTCAACCACAGATATCTTATCTGCATCTCGATCAAAAAAAGCGTCTACATAACTCATTTAATAATTTTACGCGGATATTTTTGCTAATACAAGTATTTCTTCTAACTCAGCAATATCGTCTTTTTCAGCATCAAGTGATTGTTTGAACGCAACTTGGATCGCTTTGTTGAGCAGTGCTGGTTTGATTTCAAGTTCTTCCGCAACTGCTTTTACGGAATCTCTCAATCCTTCTGAAAGATCTTTCATTTCTTGTTTTACTTTAATACCACTTTCTATGATGTATTTTATTTTTGCTTGTTCATCTGAATTTAGTGTACGCATAAGAATTCTCCTTTAGCATTATTATATGATATACTAAAGAAAAAGTCTATTGTTTTTTTGTAGGGTATGATGGTTTATCAAAGTATCTTTTGCCAGGACGATTTTTCATGAGATAAAGTCCTCTGCTACCAGCGGATTGTGGTTTACCAATCTGCTTTTTTGTAGGAACGTTGATGATTTCTTTGATCTTCATATTAGTATTTACTTGATGTAAGCACCAATCCTACCGTGAATGTCTGGACATTTGATGTAAGTGTAACCTTCAGGCACAGAAACTGATTGATTTTTCCAAACAGGGATAAACTCACTATTGTTGTATCCAAAGTCAGGATTTGATCTAAGATGTACTTCTATTAGTTTCCCTCCTATGAATTCACAGTTGATCCATTCATATTTTTTATGCAGTGTATTCAGTATTGGCGGAAGATCAAAGCAATGATCTATCTTCATCCATTTGTCCCATCTTGTGTAAGTGTAATCTGATTTAAATCCTTGTACTGTTAGGTAAGGCTCGTTCCAATGATAGTCAACAGAA